TTTCAATACTATTTCAGTTGGCATATGAACAATATTATCATCCCAATCAAAGGCGTAATATTTCATATCCGGTGAACCTTTCGTATCAAACCCTTCTTTAAATTCTTTCTTCATGTTTGGCTAAAAAAGGGGGAGATTAACTCCCCCATTATTTTATTAGATATTTTCGAAAGTAGCACCTGCTGGTGTAATCAAGAATTCAATATCAATGAATTCAAGAGCTTTCGTTGGTTTTAAGTAAATTTTACCTGTTAGTGTGTTTCTGTCGAGATCTTCAGGTGATGAAGAAACTGTTACACGGAAGTCGTAAACACCTCTGTCTCTTCTGATAGAATCCATGATTGGATTTACAGCGTCTAAGAATTGTTGTCTTACGATTTCATCGTTTTGTTCGAACAGTAATCTTACAGCTACCGCTGAAATCAACTTACGAGCTTGTAAAAGAAGTCTTCTAACATTCAATCTATCAAGAGCAGAATCTGCAACTTGAAGTGTCTTGTTACCCCAAATTACTGTACCTACGTCAGAGAAGGTTGCAATTGGGTTGATTCTTCCTTTGTATAGAGTATCTCTATCTTCTTGAGTTAATTTCTTTCTAGCTTTGATTGAATTAACAAGACCTCTTGTGTAACCCGCTGATGCGTACCAAGGGAATGCGATGTTATCTGTTAGAGCTAAGTTTCTACAAACTTCTCCTGTTGAAGGAATATAAAGTTGTGTATTGTTAACTGTATCTCTTACAAGAATCCATGGGTAGTAAGTTGCTGTGTAGTTAGAATCGATGCCAGTGTTTTCTAAGTTATTAACAGCTTCAGTTGGATAGATAAATCCGTTGTTATCAACAGTTGACGGATCAAACATGTCGTAGTCAGGAGTTGTAACGATATAAATTGAGTCAGCTCTATCATCTTCAACCATGTCTACCGCGTATTCAGCTAAACCACTATTGTTAACATAGTCGATACCTGGACTTACAAATACGTTAATATTTGTTGCTTCAGGGTTAGCGAATGTTGATATACCCAATTGATATGCGTAGTAGTCAGTGTTTGCCCAATCAGATACTTGATCACCTACAGCGTAGTTTCTAAATGCACCCCATCCTGTTGCTGTTGGGTATCTTGATGAAGCGCAAGCTCCTTTCAAATATCCTGAAGCGCCTAAGATGTAGTCATCTGTGTTTGTTCTCGATTCTCTGTAGATATCCCAACCATCAAAACCACCCGCCAAACATACTGTGAATTTTCTTGCAAATAATCTGAAGTAAGGGTTTTCAGCTGATGTAGGTTCTTGGTTGAAACTAGCGTCACCAACTTCGAACGCTGATTGACCACTAGTCATAAATGTATTACCAATTGTAACAACTGTTGCACCTGAGTCCATGTGGAAACCTTTAGTCTTATAGTTCCAAGGGTTTTCAACATTTGTTTGACAATGATCTATGATATTTTGGAATCCTTTGAATTCTAAGAATGATTCGTCAATACCGACTGTGTTAGAGAAACCTAAGAATGTTCTTCTTACGTTATCACCCGCACTTTGAACTTGGTTACTACCGCCATTTGTTGTTCCAAATGGAGGATTGTAAATTACTTGACCAGGATAATAATATTCTGTTTTATAGATAGGAATTGGAGATTGAATATCACCTGAGTAATCTCTCATGATGTAACCCTCAAATCCACACGGTAAAGCGTCAATAGGATACTCTTCTGATAACTCAAGCATTACAAATGCTGAATTTAAAGCGTATTCTCCATCAGAAGTACCAATCTTCTTAGCAACGAATGAATTACTAAGTGGATCCATAGTACAGTTTGTAAACTTCTCTAACACAACAGGATTAGCATCCGTATCAAAGAAATCTCTAATCATGATGTCAAACGTACTGTTGTTGAATGACATATTCATGATTGAAATTTTGATTTCAGTATTTGCAGCATCTCCGTCAGAGATTGAGATAAATTTGAATAAATTATAAACCTTATTACCTCTTAATTCAGAAACAATCCAAGGTGATTTAGGACTTTGGTATTGGAATAAATTATTTGCAATTGAACTTACATTACCATCTCTTGCTTCAGGTAATGCTGTTAAGTCTGGGTTAATACCACGGATATAACCATTATTATAAGCCCAGTTCATCATTGTTTGATAATACTCCTCAACAAAAATAGGAACTTCGAATCTTGATTTAGTGAAGTTCGCAATACTCAATACTTTTGTAATATATTCTGAATCCGAAGATTGGAATGAAGTTTCAAAAGAGAAAGTATCTCTAACACCATTCTCATCTGGAATTGTAATACCAGATAATGCGAATGTTGAGAAAGGATTTGATGTGATTGCTGAATATGATCCTGATGTATCAATAACAACATCTGTTAATCCCGATACTTGATATCTTGGACCACTAGTTGTTGAATTGTATAAACTGATTCCTCTCGATCTTAAAGTTGCAACAACTAAATTATCGTATTCTGCGTAAGAGGTTCCTGAGAAGAAATAAGCACTTCCCGATACTGTACCTGTATATGAACCAATTGAAGTATCTCCTGAGATACCATTAGCCACAGGTTTAATATAGTTTGTGAAAGAATAACCTGTATATCCGTTTAAAGATGTGTCAGGTTTATTGAATGTAGCGTAATACCACTCATCGTTACTTTCAGCTGAGAAAACAATATTGTTTAAATCTAAATCACTAACACCGAACGCGTTTGTAACACTTGTGAAAGTACTTGCAGTTAAATCAGTAAGATCAGTAGTATCAATTGCACCATAAACATATAAACTTGTTCCTGATGTTGTACCTGAAGCCTTCATGATATTAACCAACTGAGTTGTAATATCTGTTTTAAGAGTACTTTGTGTTCCGTTGTTTTGAGTGAACGGAGTGTTAAGATTATCCCAAATGATATCAGGTAATGTACCTTGATTTAATGTTATTGTTGAAGCAGTACTTCCTGTAGTACCTGTGAAAGTGAATGCGAAATCCACACTTGATCCTGATTGACCTATTGTTGAAGGATCAACGTTTGCAATTGTTGTGATAGACCAAGAAGGACCAGCGTCATAACCTGACAAACCAAGAATTCTTGTAACAAACAATTGGTTAGATTGTTGTAAATAAGACTTTGCGATGTACGCTGCCTCATATTTAGGGATTTGTGTATTCACAAATTTTTCAGGAGATGTTGGTCCGAAAATAGTTGTGAATTCATCATAATTCGTAATGAATATTGGTTCGAAGGCAGGTCCCTTTAGGGTTTCTCCAACGATACCTAATGTTGTTACACCGACACTCTGCGCCACGAAGGATAGGTCGGTCTCTGTAGTGTAAACACCAGGTGATACAAATACTTTTTGTGTTGTTGCCATTATTAAAAAGTTCTAGCTTGATTTATTTTATCATAAATATTAAATTAAACACAAAAATCTTTACTCCTGAATATGTATTTGTAAATTAGGATACTTTTTTCTTCCTTTTTTCTGCCCATGAAAACACCATTGAAAACCAAAAAAGAAATCAAAAACATCAAGATCTCAGTTGAGTCTCATGATAAGTTAAAAAAGTACTGCGATAAAAGGGGTATTAAAATTTACAAATTCCTCGAGAATTTGATCTTCGAAAAGTGTAAAGAAAAAACAGATCTTTACGGGGAAGATTAAATTAGATTTGCAATATAAACAATTGAAGAGTCTTTTGTGTTGTCGACAGGTGTTACCTCGAGTCTTAACGTATCCCCTGTAGTTATCTGAATTATCGACATATCACTTCCATAAAAATAATCGTTAAGGTAAACATCATAGGTATCAACATTAACTAAACTACTAAAATTTAAATTGGCAGTATACTTGAAATTTTCGGTGTATGTTGTATCTCCCGCGTCCAAATTAAATGTTAATGAGAATGTAGTTGCATTTTCAGGATAAACTTTCTTTTTACCTTTCTTTCTATTGTTAACAGTTTCCAATAATTGAACTGTTCTTGAAATTGCAGGTTTTACTTCAAACTCTTCTTCATCAATCAAAAATCCCATCATTAAGAAATCATAACTTTGTATGTAATATTTTCTTTTGTCTAATTCTAAAACTGATTCGTCTGAAACGTTTTGTAAAATGATTGGAACATAATGACCTTTAACAAATGTGTAGGCTTGTCTTGATGCAAATTTTTGCATCACAATTTTATTCAATTGGTTCAACTCTCTCATTCTATTACAAATGAACTTTAAACTATAAGTGATATCTACAGGAACAGGTTGAGGAATTGTATAGATATCCACACCTTTTCTTTGTCCATCCCAAGTAGGAACCGTTGCAAAATAATATTGTCTTCTGTTTGGAATATTATAAATCAATGCAGGGTTTGATCCATATTTCACTTCA